GAGAAATCCAAGACATCTTTGCCAGCGAAGTGCTGACAATGTTGCAGGAAAATCAGAAAGCTCCTAGTAAAGAGGAGATGGCACAGATTAAAGAGATGGTCTCCCAAGACTATCGCTTCAAAGTTTTGCAAGACGCACAAAACCGTGCTGACAAAATGAAGCTAAAGATTGAAGACCAGTTTGCTCAAGGCGGCTGGGCTGATTCATTCAACGACTTTATTACTGACCTTGTAACTTTCCCTTGTGCATTTATCAAGGGGCCGATTGTACGTCGTCAACGTACTCTTGGCTGGAAGACTGTTATGGGTAAGACTGTTGTCGAACCAACTGAACGCCTTGCTCCTGAGTTTGAGCGGGTTGACCCGTTCCGTATTTACCCTGAGCCGGGTATTACTCGTATTGAAGAAGGCTACTTGTTCGAGCATCACCCACTTTCTCGTTCAGACCTGTCAGACCTTATTGGTGTGCCGGGCTATGACGAGGATGCTATCCGTCGTATCTTGGATGAAGGCTCTGGCCCATCATGGATTAATGAAGACGTGGAACTCATCAAGAACGAGGAGGAGCGCAAGTTCTACTCGTATATGCGTCCGACCGATGTGTTCGATGCACTTGAGTTCTGGGGTAAGGTCTCCGGCAAGATGCTTCGTGAGTGGGGTCTGAATGAGGAAGAAATTCCTGATGAAGCTCAAGAGTACGATGCTAACGTCTGGATGATTGGTAACTACGTCATCAAGGCTGTATTGAACTATGACCCACTGGGTCAAAAGCCTTATTGCAAGACTTCGTTTATCAAGTGCCCCGGTGCGTTCTGGGGTAAGGGTATTCCTGAAATCATTGAAGACATTCAGAACGTCTGTAATGCAGCGGCTCGTGCTCTTGTAAATAACATGGGTATTGCTTCTGGCCCACAGGTCGAAGTAAACCTAGAACGCATTCCTCCAAACGAAGACATCACACAGATGTCACCTTGGAAGATTTGGCAAGTAACAAATGACCCAATGGGGTCAAGTGCACCTGCCGTACGTTTCACACAGCCTGAAGATAACGCTAGTACGTTAGTGGCTGTGTATGATAAGTTTGCTCGGTTAGCAGATGACCACTCTGGTACTCCTGCTTACTTGTATGGCAACACCGATGTGCAAGGCGCAGGCCGCACGTCGTCTGGTTTATCTATGCTGATGGGTGCTGCTGGTAAAGGCATCCGTCAAGTGGTTGGTCACATCGACGGTGATGTGATTAAACCCATTGTCCAACGTCAGTTCGTGTACAACATGCGCTATGACGAGGATGAATCTATTAAAGGTGACGTTCAAGTCGTTGCCCGTGGCGCAGTTAACTTGGCTGTCAAAGAGACTGTCAACGTGCGCCGTATCGAATTCCTCAACGCAACCGCCAATGAAATCGACATGTCGATTATGGGTCGGGATGGCCGCGCCGCGATTCTTCGTGAAGTGGCTAAAGGGTTGCAAATGCCTGTGGACGAACTTATTCCATCTCGGGACAAACTCGCTTATAACGGTCGCATAGCTGCGGCTGCGGAGCAAGCGCAAGCACAGGCTGCCCAACAGCAGCCTGCCGCTGCGGCACTCTTGCCCAACGGCGCACCCAAAGGTGGAATGGAAGCGAACACAGTCATGAATCGTAGTGGGGGTCAGCCGTGATACGTCCTGACCCATCAGTTGTAAAGGCTCTTTCTGTCGCTGTGCGTCAGCATCCAGAACTTCTGGAGTGGTTGGCTACATGGCGTATGCATGAGCTAGAGCAGCTACCATCTGCGGTAAACAACGCGGCATTGATGCAGGGGCGATGCCAAGTTTTGGGCGAGATTTACAAACTCGCCAAAGAGTCCCCTGAACTAGCGGCAAAGTCCTAACTGATATGACTCGCCGTCTAATCCACGCATACCGATAGGAGCGTTTTACTATGGCACTTCCAGAGCAAATTCGTAAACAGACCGAGGCAGTTCAAGAACTGTACGCACAACTCAATGGTGATGGAACCAATGGCGACGGGGCGACCCCTCCAGCCGATGGTGGAACTCCGCCCACTGCAAGTGAAGCTACCAGAACTCCGACCGCCGACGCAGCCGCTGACACGAACAGTGCTACTCAGTCATCCAGTGTTGAGCACGCAAGTGATGACGGAAAAGGCTCAGAAGAAAATCTAACTCAGAAATACCGTACCCTCCAAGGCATGTATAACGCCGAAGTTCCACGTCTGCATAGTCAGAACAAAGAACTTTCAGGTCGTTTGCAGCAAATGGAGCAGTTGCTGGCAACCATCTCAGCACAACAATCTTCTGCTCGTAACATGGCGCAAACGCAAGTTGACCCACTTGTTACTGAGAAAGATGTTGAGGAATATGGAGAATCGCTTGACGTGATGCGTAAAGTATCCCGTGAGGAGTTAATCCCTGTTGCTCAGAAACTTGTGCAAATTGAGCGGATGCTTCAGCAGTTGCAGACTAATGTTGTGCCACAGGTGCAAAACCTCGCACATCGTCAGGCTATGACTACTGAACAGCAATTCTGGTCAGATTTGGCAGGACAAGTCCCCAATTGGAAAGACATCAACGAAGACCCAGAGTTTCAGTCTTGGCTTCTTGAGTTTGACCCCATGTCAGGTATTAGTCGCCAAACTATCCTAGAGGATGCACAGCGCAGCCTCGATGTACGCCGAGTTGGTAGTTTCTTTAAGTCTTGGCTTGAGATTACTGGACAAGCCAATGTTGCTCAAAACACCCGCCGGAATGTGTCTGCTTCCGAGTTGGAACGCCAAGTTGCCCCCGGTAAAGGGCGCAATACAGGTAATCCGACTGGAACAAACGCCAAGACCTACAGCCCTGATGACATCAAAAACTTCTTCAACGATGTTCGTCAAGGTAAGTACAAAGGGCGCGAAGCAGAGCGTGACCGCATTGAACGCGATATTTTCGCTGCACAGCGAGAAAATCGTATAACTGTTAACGCTTGATTAGAGGAGTTTTATCATGGGATTTCCCGTCGCCGCAGGACGCCCGAATTATTCGGGTAACTTCATTCCAGAAATTTGGTCTGGTAAATTAATCGAGAATTTCTACGATGCCACCGTGCTCGCAGCAATCTCTAACACTAACTATGAGGGCGAGATTCGCCGCATGGGTGATACGGTTAACATCCGTACCACTCCTGAAATCACTATCAAGACTTACGTTAAGGGCCAAACCCTAAGCGTTGAGAATCCTGATAAAGCAAAAATCCAATTGGTTATCGACAAGGGCGAGTACTTTGCCTGTATCGAAGACGACGTGGACAAGGTTCAGTCTGATGTGAACATGATGGACACTTGGTCTAAAGACGCTTCTGAGCGTATGAAGATTAAGATTGACCAACGTGTTTTGACAGATATTCTTCCAAGCATTTCTGCCTCGAACAAAGGTGCATCTGCTGGTCGTATCTCTGGCAACATTGACTTGGGTACATCTGGTTCGGCTATCGCTATTACTAAGACCAACGTCCTTGAATACATCGTAGACATGGGCACTGTTCTTGACGAAGCAAACTGCCCTGAGTCTGAGCGTTTCTTGATTATTCCAGCCAAGATGGCTGGTTTCATTAAGAAGTCAGACCTGAAGGATGCTTCTATCACTGGTGACAGCGTTTCTGTGTTGCGTAATGGTCGCTTGGGCATGATTGACCGCTTTACTGTCTATGTAAGCCACAATTTATCTGTGACTTCTGGCAAGTTCAGCATCATTTCTGGTCACAAGATGGGCTTTACTTTTGCTTCACAGATGACTGAGATGGAGTCTTTGCGTGCAGAGTCTACTTTCGGTAACGTCATTCGTGGCTTGCAAGTTTACGGCTACCAAGTTGTTAAACCTGAAGCATTGGCACAAGGTATCGTTACTTTAGCGTAACCAACTGGGGGGCTTCGGCCTCCCGTTTTTAACTTTTTTAGGAGAATTAACATGGCAACATATACCGACTCTCTCGGTTTTAACAAAGGCACAGCCGCTTATCCGGCAAATGACCTTAACAAGTCCGTCCGTGTGGAAATGGTTCTTGATTTCCCCAAAATCATTGCTGCGCGTTCTGCTGCTGGTGCTACTGCACTGGCTGCTTCTGATGTGATGGAAATTATCCCTATCCCTGCTGGCACTATTGTGTCTAACGTAGGTATGGTGGTAACTACCGCCGCTGGCGTAACTAGCACCATCTCTATCGGTGACGGCTCTGCCGCTGCTGGTTACTTGGCTGCTACTTCAGCGAACGCTACTGGTACTTCTGGTGGTGTTCCTGTGTTGTCGTCTGGTGCATTTGCTCCCACTCTGAGTGGTGGTAAGGTGTACGCTGCTGCTGATACTATCGACATCACGCTTGGTACTGCTGTACCAGCCGCTGCTGTTGTGCGTGTCTTCGCATTGTTGACAGACATCAACTAAAAGTCGGGGGGCTTCGGCCCCCCTTCTTACATAGGAGAACAATATGTCAAATGTAACGGCTGTACATACAGACGCAACAGGTACTTTAGCTACTGGGCGGCGTCAACTACGTGGGTATCACACAATCAGCGGTGGTACTGCTGGTGATGTTATCTTTCGTGACGGCGGTGCTTCTGGTACTGTGAGGTTGCAGTTTAATATTGGTACTGGTACACAACCCATCGTGATGGAAATTCCTGACGATGGTATTTTGTTTACTACCGATGTGCATGTAACCCTTCCTGCAACAGCAAAGACTACTGCGTTCTTACAGGTTGTGTAATGGCTACCAAGAAAAAGGGCGTTAACCTGTCCGTAGGCCGTGGTGAGAAACTACCTGTATCGCAGGGTGCTGGGTTGACCGCTAAGGGTCGTGCTAAGTACAATGCAGCAACAGGCAGCAACTTAAAAGCCCCACAGCCTGAAGGTGGTAAACGCAAGGATTCTTTTTGTGCACGTATGTCTGGTATGCCCGGGCCTATGAAGGACGAGAAGGGTAAACCAACACGTAAAGCAGCAGCACTCGCAAGGTGGAAATGCTAATGGCTACAAAAACAAAATCCAAAGTAAATGCAGCAGGCAACTATACTAAGCCTGAGTTGCGTAAACGGATTGTGTCGCAAGTAAAAGCTGCGGCAACGCAGGGCACAGGTGCAGGCCAGTGGTCGGCACGTAAAGCACAACTTGTTGCCAAGAAATACAAGGCTGCTGGCGGAGGATACAAAGATTGAAAGCCCCGCAAAAGTCGCTTAAAGATTGGACTGCGCAGAAGTGGCGCACCAAGAGTGGTAAGCCGTCGTCAAAGACAGGTGAGCGGTATTTACCTGAGTCGGCTATTAAAGCGTTGACCCCCGCAGAGTATGCTGCTACAACTAAAGCGAAACGCGAAGGCAAAGCAAAAGGGCAACAGTTTGTAAAACAGCCAGCTAAAATAGCGGCTAAGACCAGTAAGTATAGATAGGAGAATTAAATGGCACGTTACCTACGAAACAAACGCGATGGCTTTATTTATGATTACACTGAGATGTTGGCTGAAAACCCAATGGTTGAAGAAGTTACCGAAGAAGAAGCATTTCCTGAGAAATTTATTCCAAAGAAGCAAACTGGTCGTAAAACCGGTTTAAAGTTGGAGACTCCAACAGAAGAAATTCCAGTTGAACCTCCTATCGAAAACCATGAACTCAACGCAGATGCATCTAAGGGATTACCCGAATGATACTCAATGATGTAGTTACAGAGGCTCGCCGTCTTATACAAGACATTAGTGCACCGCAACGATATAGTGATGCGGTGTTGCTAGGCTTTGCTAATCAGGCGCTAAAGCGTATGGCAGTACTACGCCCCGACCTCTTTGCCTACATTGGAGAGATTCCTTGTACGGCTGGAACTGTTATTCAGTCCCCGCCGTCTGACTCTATTCGTATTATTGAGATTTTCCAAGTTAAAGACGGAGCAGGTGTTACTGAGGTTGACCGTACTGTTCTTGACCAAACCCTCCCTAGCTGGATGAACGACACGGCGGCAACTACTGTTAATTGGATGCGTCATGTACGCAACCCTAACAAGTTCTTTATTTATCCTAAAGCTCCCGCAAACCTTATTCTTATTGGGGAGTATGCACAGACCCCTCCTAATTACACAGGAGCACAGGCTGTAGCGCTATTACCTGATGCTTTCTTTCCTGTTGTAGTTGATGGTACTGTATTCCTAGCTGAGTCGGTTGATAATGAGCATGTAAACTCTAACCGTGCCCAGTTGTTCCAGCAGGCGTTTACCCAAGCATTGGGGGTAAGTGCACAGGCAAGAACTCTAACTGATACAGAAGAAGCGGGCTTACCTAACGAATCGGTGGTCGCATCATGAGTACTCGTACATTTCTTTCTTTGGCTAACCGCCTTGCACCTAGTGTGCCGGGGTGTCCTCAGCCTATCTTAGAGCAATATATTCGGGATGCAGCAATTGAGTGTTGTGAGAAAACTCTTGCGTGGCGCTATGAGCAGCCTTCAATTCGTCTAACACCGGGGGTGTTTGAGTACCCCTATAACAATCCGTTGCAGACAGAAGTTCATGCTTTTCTAACTGCTGCTGTTAATGGCTCACCTCTTACACCTTTAACGCTTGAAAAATTGTATATACATTACCCCAACTGGCCTGACTTAGACCCAGACCAGAGGGCTGACCCTAGGTATATTTGCCAGCTAGACCCTGATAATTTTGTACTTGCCCCACTACCTGATGCTTCTGTAACCTATGACCTTAAGATGATTGCTGTCTTAAAGCCGCTACGTACTGCTACGGGTATGGACAAGACAATTATGGATGACCTAGAAAATACCATTATGCATGGTGCATTGCAACATTTATTGGTTATGCCAAACAAAAATTGGAGTGACCGTGAATTGGCAACGTACCATGCTAAGCAATACATTTCTAAAATAACCGAGCGCAGAGCAAGGGCTAATCTAGGTGCAGCACGTGCCTCGATGAGTGTCCAAATGCGCCCTTTTGCGTGAGGCTACTATGGCTGTCGATGTCATTCGTTTAGTAGAAGGTGATGAGAGACCAGTCATTGTTCTCACGTTGACCGACGATAATACAGGGTCACCGATTGACTTATCGCTGTCTACCACGGTGGTGACTATTAAGTTTCGTGAGGCTGGTACAACTACGTTGTTGTCAACTATTAGCACTTCAAAATTAAGTAGCGGTACAACAGGGCAGGTACAGTTTGACTTTACAGGCGGTGTACTTAATGTAGACCCCGGCATGTACGAAGGTGAGATTGTCATTAACTTTAACGGGCAAGTTCAGACTGTGTACGACACCCTACGCTTTACGGTCAGAGAGAACTTCTAATGGCTAATATCCGTGCTTCTTACGTTGTCTCGCAAGTTCTATTAGCGACTACTGCTTCAGTGGTCATTAATATTGCTGCGGCAGGCGGAGTCACGGCTACAGCCCACGCAACACCTGTAATTAGAGCAGCAGCATTTGTTGTACCAACTAGCGTTCTTGAGAATCAGATTGTACAAATGTCTGACTTCCGTGCGCTGTCTATTGACCGAATCAGTATTGATGTAGCTACAGCCACAGATGATGTGGCAATTTCGTTTGATGCTGCGTTTACAGACTCAGTTACTGCGGTTGATGTTATTAATAAAATGTTCTATGGGAACATTGACTTTGATTTAACTGACCCAGATGTTGACCCAGAGCCAATCAATATTGCTGATTCAGATGCAAAAGATGTAGGGAAAACCCTTACCGATACTGCTGAAGCTACTGATGCTGACGCTAAAACCCCCGGCAAAGTATTAACAGACTCAGTTACTTCTGCCGATGCAATCAACACTAAAGATATTGGTAAGTCACTGACGGACTCTGCTGCTGCAACTGATGTAGTAACAGAATTTAACACAGCTAAAGTTGTTGTTGATAGTGCGACGGCTACAGACGCAGCGGCTAAAGACTTCACACGCCCTAATGTTACCGATTCAGTGACTACGGCTGATGATTCTTCACGACAGCCCGAGTTAGGTAAGACTGAAACAGTTACAGCCTCTGATGCGTTTGGCCCGTTTGATATAGGGGTAAACCCTAGTGA